AGGTGTGTTCACTCAAACTGATCCTTGACAAAATCGAAAGCTAGACAAGTATATGTATTTTGTTCTTGTTTTTGATCTGCAAGACATTTTCCCAAGGATCAGTTTGAGCGAACACACCTCTAGTGGTGAGGGCAAATTTATTTGCCCTCACCTCTAATGTTGCCACTATGGCGCATACGTGCTAGATCCTGCTCGAAACATGCTTGGCAGCAAGATGTGTGACCCAAGGTATGGCCACCAGACTCTTTCTTGGTGAGGCGACAGATGATACAAATCTCCTCCTTGGGCTGGGACATTTTTCACTCGCCTCAGATCGTTTTGAGGTTTGAGCCATCAGATCTATGTTTTGATCATGTCTGGTAAGCTTCCTCAATTTTGATCCCTCCTTTAATAAATGAAGAATGGCCTACCAGGTGGCCCTTCCAAGGAAAAACCTAAAACCAAATCCGTCTTTCGTTACCCCCATGTTGCGGGTGTCCCTTTTCAACAAGCCGTAAATCGCTATTTTGGTGCCTACCGCTACAAACGCCCCGTCGTAAAGTCGGAATGCAAGGGGCGCTCACCTCCCCCCTTTGCCAAACAACAAAACTTTGTCAGGTCCTACATTCGTCCTTCCACTCCTGGAGCTCCCTACCCCTTTGGCGGACTCTTCCTCTACCATGCGGCAGGGACCGGTAAGACTTGCGCCGCAGCCACCATCATGTCAAAGTTTTTATTCCATTTTGCAGACCTCAAATGGCGTGTGATTTGGGTGACTCGACGTACCCAAAAAACGGCCGTCTTGCGCGCCCTCTTTTACGACTTGTGTCTCCCAGAGTTGCGCTCCAAGGTCTTGGATTCGACCACTGAAATGTTTGGGACGCGCGTGGGACGCGAAAAAATGAAGAAGCTTCGTGAGGCTTACACTGCCTTTATGAAGGGGAGTGACCAAGAGACCCTAAAGTCTTTTCGACGACGCTATGTCAAGAAACTTCCTCAACAAAACATCATTACCTACGGGGATTTTGTAAGGGCGTGTGCCCGGTCTGCAACGCCTTCTGAATTTGCGGCACGCCTCGCCCATGACACTTCTGGCGGTCGTGCCTCCAAGAATGAGATTCGTGATCCCTTGCACAAAACCCTCATTGTGATTGACGAAGCCCACAACCTTTTCAACATGACTGATTTCAAAGACGCCGATTTCCAAACCCTTCACGAAACCAAGTTTGCTCCTCGCTTTTGGGCAGGTGCTCGTCCCATGACTGGTCTTTCAGTCATTGAGGCCGCCGTTTGGAATTCTTTTGCAGTGTCTGGGGATGAATCATGTCTTGTGGTGCCTCTCACCGCGACCCCAATGCCGTCTTCCCCAACAGACCTCTTGCGTCTTCTCAACCTCTTGATCAAGGACCCCACACGGCGCTTCCCCATTGATCTTTCCTCCAAAACGTCCCTCCTGGGGCGCTATGCGACAGCCTCGGGAGACCTTCGCCAAGGCATACCTGAAATGTTTACCAAGGCATCGAATGGTCTCATTTCCTATTTTTCAGGCGACAAGGATCCACGCTACTTTGCACTCAAGAAGTGGGGTTCTGTGATTGACATTTCCATTTCTCAAGTGACTATGGATGCCCTGTATGAATGCAAAGCCAAGCACAAGAAACGTCCAAAGCCTGGGCCCGACTTTGAAGGCAACCCCAATGACCCCCTAATTGCCTGCTACCGCCGAGTTGCAACCGTGGCGGGTGTGCGTGGAAAGATGTGCACAACGGAGCAAATTGAACGGGCCTTGACTGGGGAGTCGGCCGAAGCCTATGCCAAGCGTGAAGCTGCCAAGGAGGCCTATCGTGCCAGAGTTGACAAGGCATGGTTGGCCTACATGAAAATGCCCAAGGAGAAGCGTGGTTCCTTTGAGGAGCCGCCTCGGCCTCCAACCCTTGATCCTCCTCCTTCCACAGTGAAAAATCCCAAGGCTGCCCTTTCCAAGCTCAATTGCTCCACTGCCTATTCCTTTGTTGTCGACACGACGCGCGGTGGTCAGCCCTTCTTTACATGGAAATTATTGCGAGACAATATGTTTATGTACGCCCCCAAGTACTTTTCTCTGTTCAAGACCATCCAGCGTCTTGACAAACGCGACTTTGCCAAGGATGGCACCTTTTACAAACATTGCATCTACTGTGACACCTCTGGATCGGGTGAAGGGAGGTCCTTTGGATCGAAACTGGCGGCTGCCATGTTTATGGCCAAGGGCTATGCCATGGGTAAGCCTGGCGGTTCGGGCCGAAAGATTCGCTTCGTCAAGCCGGACCTCACTGGTCCTCCTCCCTTGACTTCCTTGACAAAACCCATGAAGAGATCCTTTGCCGTCCTTTCCTCGTCGACCCTCTATGGTGAAGAAAAAACCGAGTCACGGTCACGGGCAACTATTGCGGCATTTAACGACAAGAAGAATGCTTATGGGGACCATGTGCGTTTCATCCTGATTGATGACACGTACAAAGAGGGAACGGATTTATTTGACGTCAAGTACTTTCATTTTATGGAGCCCCCACAGTCGACGGCAACCCTACGTCAGGCCGTGGCACGCATCACGCGTCGGTGTGGTTCTCAGGCGTTGCCCTACACACCTCGTGGATGGATGGTTGAGGTCTATATGTACAGGGCAAAGTTTCGAGCCTCTCGACGCCAAGGCTCGGGAAATCCATACACGACTGTCTTTTCAGTGGTGCGCTCACTTTTTGATGCAAATACCTTGAGGGCCTTTCGCCTCTTTGACGAGTTTGAAAAACTGGCCATGGGGAATGCCGTAGACCGCCTGTTGAACGAAGCCGTTGTGAATTTCAAACCTGCTGGGAGATTCATGGGGGCCATTGAAGCCGGGACGGAGGTCATCCAAGACAAGGTGCCTCCACTCTATTAGAGCCTGGGTGTAGAATACGGATGGAAATCTGAGATAGGGCTCCGGTCAGATGAACTGACCGTTCGTATCCGTTAGCACTCATCCCTATGGTCTTTGGCCAAATTTGTAATAAACTGCCGTGATTTTAACAGAATTACTTTATTTTCGAGTATCAATTCATTTGTCCTCAGCCCTAATAAAAGAGATTACATTTTAGCTTTGAAGAAACGGACAAGGTCCCTATGGCCTCCGTAAGCCGCACCGTCCATCGCCCCTTCCCAGTTTGGAGGTATAACGTCAAGCATAACATGCTCTGGTGGATTGACCAATGGTCAATTGAATCAAATCTATTCCACCTTAGTTGTATCCCATCTGTTCCATAAACAAGTGGCCAACACGGTTGCCCTTGGCATCCGAGACGGTCGTCATCCAGGATTAATGGCAGTCACAGTATAAGGAGTGCCCCCAATTTCAAGGATCCACTTGAAGCAATAGGTGTGTCCCGAAGCTGGAGAAGTCCAGTGGGGTGATGTAGAGGGGGAGGATGGGTCGTAAATATTCAAGTCAAAATCATCCAAGACCTTTACACCTTGCACAACGGTGTAAGCCTCTCCCTTGGCATCGTAGGCCCATCCTACCTAATACCACCATTAATTAAGAAAATCCCACAAGATGCCCATACATGATGGCAAAGAAATTGCATAGGGGATGTGACCAAAGGGGACTGGGACAGACATGGATAGTTTTGCTTTTATTGAGGTAAGGAAGCTCTTTGACTTTTGACCTTGGCCAAATTTGCCTTGAGAATCGCATGTGACGCCTTGGCCATCTCGTCACTCCAGAGCCCAAGAATACGCATGGCCAAGATGGCTGCATTTTTTGCTTTGCCAATGCCTACCGTCGCGACGGGTACACCATCCGGCATCTGGACTATTGAATAGAGAGAATCTTGGCCGCCCAAGTGGGTGGTAGGAATGGGCACTCCAATGACGGGAAGGTGGGTCAAGGAGGCTACCATTCCCGGAAGGTGGGCCGCTCCTCCAGCCCCGGCAATAATAACTTGGAACCCATTGACTGATGCTTCTTTGGCAAACCAAACCATTCCTTCCGGGTCACGGTGGGCCGAGACAATTTGACAAAAGTAGTCCAGACCGTGCTCCCTAAAAACCTCAAGGGCACCATTCATGACAGGCAAGTCAGAAGAAGACCCCATAATGACGGCCACCTTGGGTGTCTTTTCTCTCACTTCGCAGAGGTGGCCCATCTTGCGTCCCTCCCTCACCTCGCCCTTCCCATACCAATGAAGCTTGGTGTTTTCGCCTAGGTGAGAGGGGTCCAAGGGCGTTCCTAGTAGGTTGGTCATGGTAGCGGAGGCCACCCGGAGAGAAGGATCGCCGAGGGGAAGCCCCGAAATGGAACGCAAGTGTTGTTCAAACTGCGATGTGACACACGCGTCGAGGGTGTAATGGCCCGAATTGTGGGGACGGGGTGCCACTTCGTTCAAGATCAAACGTCCATCTTTCAAGAGAAACATTTCAACACCGAAAATCCCTCGGGGCGGTGACGGCAGGTCGAGGCGATTAAATGATGCAAGGACGTCCAAGGCGAGACGGGTTGCTGCTTCGGCAAGGTGAGGTGAAATCTTTGCCGGGGCTTCCACCCGCTTGCAAATTCCATCCTCTTGAATAGTTTCTACAACGGGGTAGGCTCGAGGACCATCTGCCGAGGCAGCCACCATGACTGCCAATTCCTTTTCAATCTCAAGGTAGGGTTCAACCATGACATTTTTCGAGTCACTAAAGGGGACACCCAAGGACACTCCCTTGCCGTCATATCCTCCTCGGCGACGTTTAAAAACAAAGGGGCCTTTTTGGAGAGGCCAAATCAAGGGAGGGTTAAGGTCCAAGGAGGGAATGACCGGAAGGCCGGCTCGTTCAAAATGATTTTTTTGAAATTGTTTGTCTTGGATAACCTTGAGGATGGCCGGTGAAGGGTGGACCTTGATCCCTTCCCTTTCGAGAACCTCCATCCCCTCCACCGAAACATCTTCCAAGTCACACGTCACAAGGTCAAATCGAAGACCAAACTCGACAACGTCTTTTGGAGAGCGAAAGGATCCGACTGATTGCTCTGCTCCGACTTGGGCGGCAGGACAATCAGGGGTAGGGTCCAATACACCCATGGTTAAAAACCCCATCCGTTTCCCATCTTCCACCATCATACGAGCCAATTGGCCTCCTCCAAGAATTCCAATCGACGGTAACGACAAAGGCACAGACGATGACATTAAAAATAAAATGGTAAAAAAAGTGGCATTGCTTGTATCAATGGATAATCCTTTTTACAGAGAATTTTTTGAATTACAAAAACCTTTTAATCTACTTCAATCCAATCATTATATGAAAATATTTAAAACTCATTTCGAAAATTTTCAATAACAAATTCAACATTAAGGCTATTTTAGTCAAATCTAGAAGAATAGATGGTTCAATTTCAAACACTTCTAATTTCTCCCCATGGACCATCCTTCATCGACACCCGAACCAAGCCAAGCTACCCAAGCGACCCATTGTCCGACGGCCGTGCCAGTCTACGCAACGGGCCGTTGGACCACTGGTCTTGGTGGCGGGTTTTCTGCATTTTTTGAATGCTTGACCAAGGGGGGCTTTACCCCTTATGATTGGACGTCTGAAAGTCACAACCGCCTGCCAATTGCGGAACAAAGCGACCACATTTATGAATGGATTGAAAAGTCGGCCTATTTTATTTTTCTTTGTGAAGATCCAGCCTACGACTACTCTGCCTCGCGCATTCAACTTGGGCTTGCCTTGGCCCTTGGCAAGCCAGTCATTTTTGTGGACCCGGCGGGTGGTACCCACCGCCATTGGACAGAGGGTGGCCACGGCGGCCGTGAAGGCTACCACCGCATCATCTCCAACGTCCATGGTCTTGCCGCTCTAGCACGTGGCCAGATCCGTGTCGTAGCGGACCTAACGGCCGTCCATGACATTCTGAGCCTCTACGTGGCGAATTTCCGTTAGGTCAACCAAATCAGTTATGCCTGATATCATCATTTGAACGAAAGACCAAGATTTGTCTTTGCTGGAAGATTCATGACGTTCTTGGCCTTGGCCTTCTTGATAGTCGTTGCGTTGAGAGACATGAATAAAATCAATCCGAATAGAATCACACCAAACACGACATAAATCATAATCATTGGGGTGGACGACACGGCTTTGGTTTCGAGGTGGGCCAGTTTTCCTCCCGTGCATGGTTGGGACGCCGAAGGTTGGCAACCATTGGGACTTGTGGTGGTCTCGAGACCCACAGAGACAGAGTCACACATTTTATTTTCCCAGACTAATTTGGGGAGGATTGGTCCCGCCGTGCTAAAGTGACGCATTGAATATTTTTTATTGTTTCCTTTCCCCACCTCGTTCTCACTAGACAATTATATCTCCTTGGATTAAAAATGTCCGTCTACACCTTTGGCTCAACAAACTTTCTTGGAGCTTCGACCAGTGTCAACCCTGCTGGTGTCGTTGGTGACGCCCCCATTACCCACCATGCAAAAGACATTCCCAAGAACTATGCCGTCGCAAACTGGGTTCTCACCCGTGCCCTCCAAGACGATATTGAATTGCCGCGCGAAGCCTTGTTCCGCTTCAACCTTGGCCGGACCGCCCCCTTTCAATTGACCGTCAACTCTCGATCCCAGTGCACCCTCCACGGCAACCCTTCGGCTGGCATTCCGCCCAACCAATTTTACTGTCCAGGATGTGGCCCTGACCCCTACACTCCGTTGCGCTACAAGCCTCTCGCTTAGGTCCGCTCTCCTAAGGCTGCTCGCTAAGAGCCACTTGTAAATAATAAAAGATTTATTCAAAACTCCTCACAATTTTGATAAAGTTTCATTTAAAATTTTAGGGTCGGACGAACTGGTAATCCACAGGTCCACTTCGAATCCGTTGGTGTCAAAAATTCATTTGACCTCAACCCCCGTAGGCGATCCTATTTAGCGACGCCGGCGTGGACCTCGACGCCGAATCGTCTCATAGCGTGGAGGAGGAGAGGGCCTCCACCGACAAGACGGAAACCAACCTCCCCAGTCACGTTCGGCAGGAGGAGGCTTCATAGCTTCTTCACAAGGTACTCTTGGAGGCCCGTAAGAGTCATAGGAAGGGGCTGAGACTGAGCCATAGGCCGACCCTGACCCATAAGCGGAATTTGATCCATAGGCCGAATTGGACCCATAGGAAGGCGGGGGAGCATAGGGGTTCTGATGAGCTTGGTGGTAGTCACCCATTCCAGGATGTTCGGGGTTATAGACCTCCCCTTGGCCGTACGGGTCTGGGGGCCCATAGGTGGGGGATGAGGGGTTATAGGGTGGCGACGTGGGATTGTAAGGTGGCGAGGCAGGGGCATAAGGAGGTGATGTCGGGTTGTAAATTGGAGACGCGGGGTTAAAGGGGGGAGAGGAGGGGGCGTATTCTGGAGAGGTTGGCGGGTAGGGAGGCGTTGCCGGGTCAAAACCGCCAAGTCTCGGATCATGAGGTAACGAAGTATGGTCTAACGAAGTAGATGGAGGAGGCGTTGCGCCCCTAAAAGGAGGAGACTTGGGAGATGAATCTTGAGAAGCGACTTGGCCAGATTCTGGACTTGTGTCATCCTCCGACATGGACAGCCGGCGATCTTCTCTCGGGTCTCTGCGAGGAGGGGGGTAATCTGGCCAATCTCCGCCTTGAGCCAATGACATGTTTACAGGGATAAATGAAAGTGGTTTGAGTTTTGGGAACCCAAAAACCTGACAGAGGATTCTTAAATCTTTGGAAAGTATCTTGTCCTTTCGCTCAAGTTTCTGGTCCTTTCGCTCAAGTTTCTGGGTCTTCCTCCACACCCATCTATCACCACCTCTACATTCCATTTGTTCAGCCCGCATGGCCACTCCCACCCCCTCCACCTCCATGACCCCCGACCAAGCGCAAGCCTTTTTCGAAAAGGAAGAGCAAGCCTTGATGAAGACCCTTGGCACCGACTTTCGGGGCTACCACATCTTTCCCCACCTCTTTGAAACTCAGCCCTCCGACGTCATTGAGGCCATGGCCATGGCTTTCGGCAGCTGCACCTGCTGTGCACGCCACGCCATCGACCGACCTTTTGGCCTACCTTCTTCATCTCTGCCTCCTTCACCTTCACACCCCTCCGAGGATGGCGGCACCTTTTGCCGGTGTTCCTGCCGTCACAAGGCGCGCCACTTTTTCAAGGCAGCCGCCGCCTCTGACCTTCTTCTTGAGTGATCTTTTGTGCCTCTGATAAAGAGAAAATTCCCTCACGATAAATTTGAGACTCCCTTCTCAACCCTCACAAACAAAAATCACCCTCTATGCAGCACGTCCACAACGAGATCTATGCCAAGTTCTCGTCACGCTCGGGTGACGCAGTCGACGGGCGGACCAAACATCCACTCCAAGTCGTCCTGGCAGCCCTCACAAGCCTTCACCTTTTGCTTTCCAAGATTTTGGAAGAGCCCATCTACAAACAGCAGTGCAACATCACCTTGCGCCAAATCGCCAAGCCACCTACTTTCCCGTGTTCCACACTTTGATGACTTTTAAATGAAAAGAAATCACTTGTAAAACGCACCAGAGAGGCATGCTTCTCCGTTGGGCTCTCCAAGACGGTTACCAAGTCCGCTTGGTTTCCAAACCCATCGAACCGGATGACCAATTTCCGTGTACCGTCCGTCTTCGAGGCACGCGACCTACCATCCGTCTTGGCATCTTTGACCACCGCACCGACTTTCCAGAGGACTCTAAAGAAGTTTGGCCACTGACATCTCCTCCACGTTTTGCCTCTACAAATCTTCTCAAGTCAAATCTTCAAAAGTGCATCCGTCGCATGGAGAGGACCAAGGGGCTCCTCACCGCCCAACGGTGGTTGACCTCGGACCCGGGATCTTTTCTCCGCCGATGGCCCATCATCCTTGTAGAAGATGCCCTCGTGACGACAGAGTTCCCTGCATTGATATGGCTCATGGTTGCTGTCACCTCTCATGACTACCTCTTGACACGCCTTGACGTGGCCTTTATTCTTTCCACCGTCTACTTTGCCTTTAGTCATTCCCAGATGGAGGAAATTCACAAGCCCGAAGTCATCTTTCCCCCCTTCAAGTATCTCAAAGCATCTCCCCTTGGGGTTCAAGCCCTTTGGATCCGAGCAGCCTATGGCGGGATGGAAGGTGACCGCAAAATGTTGGCAGGTTTTGCGGCTGCCTACCACGAAGTTGAGGTGCCTCCCTTTGTTTATGATCGCGCCTACCTCGAGGGTCGCCCCCTCTCCAAGGCTGACATTCTAGATGTATCGGCCGATTTCCACGTTTACCCGCGTAGCCTTGATGGACCGTCAGGCGTCTTGGACATTGATCCTGGAGACTTGAAAGCCGCCATTTGGGCACATGCATCGGGCATCACCCATCGAAAATCAGTGACCCAACCTTCCCCAAGAGAAGAGAGGCTCAAGGCTCTTCAAGCAGAAACCTTGGCTCTTTGGACATTGTATCAAAAGTACTTGGGAAAATAAACTTTAGCCTATGGTCCACCACGATAATTTTGCAAGCATAAAATGCTCTGGTTGATTGGCCTAAAGGCCAATTGTATCAAAGCAAAATCGGATTTTCGATCTTTGATCCAAAATTATAAAATTGTGGTGGTATGGCCTCCGGCCAACCTTACAGGCTACGCCATAAGTGTACGAAAGGTGAGGACCCTAAAGATTGGGCTTTGCCCAATCATTAATGATCGACTACGTCTATCTTTAGGTCTCGTCCGACATTTCATATTGTGTTGGGCCATAAAAATGAATTCTCCCTTGATGTTTACCCTCTGCCTAAAATAAATGTCGAGCCCTACAAGTCATGATGTCTCGCAAAAACGATCCTATGAAGATGCCAATGATCATGTCAAGAATCATTACCGCTTGATGCGGACCTATCAAACCCATGCATTTGCAACACGCATGCGGGAAGCCTATCGAAAACCGGCCATAAAGATGACCCTTTGGGAGGCCATGGAAAAACTTGACGATTTCAAAGATCTGTCTGATCCAGACCTCTCCCTCCCCAACATCCATCACCTCTACCAAGCCGCTGCCTATGCACGTGATCATGGCTTTCCGCCTTGGATGGTCATTGCCGCCCTTCTCCATGACTTGGGCAAGGTCATCTACCTGAGGGGCAAGGACGAAGAAGGGACGACGGTTGAAACCCAATGGGCCGTCGTGGGTGACACCTGGGTGACGGGATGCGCCCTCCCGCCCTGCCTCGTCTACCCCGAATTCAATAGTCTCAATCCAGACATGGCAGATCCAGGCCTTTCACGCCCCCAGGGCATCTACTCCAAGGGCCAAGGCATGCTGAACCTGACCTATGCCTTTAACCACGACGTCTACATGGCAGATATCTTGGAAGCTCCAGTCAATCGGGCCCACCACTCCCTACCCCAAGAAGCCATTGACGTCATCCGCCTCCACTCGTGCTACCCCTTCTTTGACAAGGGCGCCTACAAGGACTTGATGGGTCCAGGCGATGATGTCCTTCTTGAAAACCTTCAGGCCTTTAACCAGTGTGATCTTTATTCCAAGACGGACAAGGTGATTGCCACTCTGGATATGATCAAGGAAGAATTTGGTCCTCTTCTTGGCATGTTTTTTGACGGGGAGGCCTTGTGGTTTTAAACATGAGTGTCTGGAGATCAAGAAATCTAATCATGTCCATTCTAGACTGATGAGTTGATGTCAATCCATCCTTTTTCAAGTTTGAGGCACGCTTTGAAATGTACAAAATCTTTCAGGGCTAAGAAATAAAAATAACCATGGCGGCTCAACAGTTTTATTGGGTCCCAGGTTCTGGCCATAACCTTACAGCTTCAGCGACGGTCAGCTACCTCCCCGACTTGGTCAAGGCCCACCCCAACGCCGAATGGTCAGTTGCCCCTTATGCCGGAACGCCGGGAGCTGGTTTGGATGAAGATTTTGGGACAAATGTCAAGAATTTTATCGATGCAAATGCCAAGGTGACAAATGTATGGGCTCGCATGGCTACATCATACAAGGGCAACGCAGTTCAACCAGGAGGCCTGCTGATGTGTCCCACCAAGGATTCGGTTGAATCCGTCGTTTCCAAACTTAACCAAAATCTGAAAGCCTCGGGAGTTGACAAGAAGGTTACGGGCATCCTCGTGTCTCACGAAGACAAGTACACAAACAGTGCGTGTGCCGTATCGCCAAACACGGCCAATATGCCCGATGCAATTCATGCTGCAGGCTATACTGCAATTTCTCTTGGGGGTAATCTGGCCCAGCCAGGCGCCGACATAAGTCTTGTAGAAACCTATGAACCTCTTCCCGCCGACCATTCGCCCTCGGCTGCCGGAGCATATCCATGCGGCTCTCCTCTCTTCTCCCACCTTTGTCCCGGATGCACATGCACTCAAAAGAATTATAGCAATACTTGTGATCAGACTCCCTTCAAGGCTTCCGGGCCTCTAGGGACAGACTCTAGCTTTCATTCGGAATGGGACTTGCTAGACTTGGAAGCTATGGCCGCCCCGTCGCTAGGAAGTAGCTATGGGAGCCTCCTTGCCCAGCGCTGGAACGCATGGAATTCATCCTCCCCCGTTAGCGCAACACCTGCCACTGTCCCCATGATTGGCTCTGCAGACACCAATCAACCGTCTTCCTACTACTCTACTGCGGATTGTCAAATTCCGGCAAGCGAAGTGAAGGACGCCGTCGCGGCATTCAATGCCGCCCTTGACCCGTCCCATCCAAAACCCAAGGGTCTGGCATTCTATGGTTAGAGGCCTGGTCAAATGAATTTGATTTGACAGCAAATCAAATTTATGTGCCCTCACCTCTAAATTATAAAAAAATAATACTTTAGGTTCTGGAACAAAACTGTTTTTGGCAGACCCACTAGATAAATCATATGAGTGAAAAGACAGGCCACCTAACCCTTGTCATCGGCCCCATGTTTTCCGGTAAATCCACAGAGCTTATCCGCCTGGCAGCACGTTACAAGACGATTGGCAAACGTGTAGTGTGCATCGTTCATAAAATTGACGACCGTTACGGCAAGCCAGGCATCGCCACCCATGACGGCTCAAAATGGTTTGAGAATGTGGTAGTGGCAGAGGCTCTGGCAGGCATAGACGTGGCGCCCTATGATGTCGTCTTGGTGGAAGAGGCACAATTTTTCAATGACGCCTTTGAAGCCATTGTCTCGTGGGTGGACGGCCTAGCCAAGGAAGTTGTATGTGCGGGTCTAGACGGGGATTTCAAAAGGGAACCCTTTGGGGACATCCTCCGCCTCATTCCACATGCCGACCAAGTTATCAAACTTGCGGCTCTTTGTAAACGGTGTGGGGACGGAACCACGGCACATTTCAGTCGGCGAGTGGTGGGATCTGATGCGAAGGTCTTGGTAGGAGGAGCGGCAGCCTATGAAGCCGTCTGTCGAAAACATTTTACCGAGTAGGAAGTCTTCAATAAACACATGGCCTTCAAAACCCCATTTCAAGTCTACTGTGATATCGGGACATTTACTTTTATTCTCTGACCATCTACTGGTTAACTCGGGCAAGAAAGAAACGACTCTTGGCCACCTTGGTAGAAGAAGCCCTGATGCCACCCAGGGGTGCACTCTTTAGAGAAGTTGAAGCTGAATTTTATGCACGTCTGGGTTGTGACAATAAAGAATGCGATTTACGAAATCAAATCACCCCTTCATAAAGCTCTGGGTTTTCCCGGCGGAAACGACAGTGTCCTTGGTGGCCATTTTTGAAGTGGGGCGAGGAGATTAAAATGATGTTTGGTCAAGTAATTTTTCAAGATGACGTCAAACCCCTTGATTCCAAATCTCTTCATCCATAATAAAGTCATGCAGTCGTCACCCTTTCAATCCGACCATGGGTCCCTCTTGGACTTTGAACATACGGGTGTCCCTATTTATGGCGATCCAGACTATCCTTTCGAAGCGGCTCTTCGTTTGGGTGTTCCCATCTCCGAGCGCGGCCTCCTGATGGGCACCGAACAATACAAGCCAGGGCCCCAATCTGCCCTCCTCCGCGCCAAGGTTCAGCCGTCAGGCATGTATACCGTCCGTACCTCGTCTCTCCCCGTCATGGAAGAAGCGGAACGCCAGTCGGTAGGCATCTTGCCCCAAACCTCGCGGATGATGGGTGCCTTGTCTCGTCCTCCACCTGTCCTCGTCGAACCCAAGGCGGGTATCGGAGCCGAACTGGATGGAACCTTTCGCCAACCCTACATGAATGTCAAGGAAGCCAAACGCGATGAGACGACGGGACGTGCCTTTGGGACGGTCCAAGACCAAACACGTGAAGTGCGCCAGGGTCTTGCCGAGATGGGGGCTCGCTACGGTACCTCCATGGCTCCTCCTGCCTCCATCTACGGTTTCCCCGAACCCGGAAATGCTCCGAGACCAAAGAAAAAGTCCAAGGGAATGACGAGTCACCACGAGAATCTTGCCGCTGCCATGTCGGCACCTTCCCAACGCCACGTCACATCCAAGGGCATCATCACTCACCCAGGTCCGCCCGTTCCCCTGAACGCCGCCACCATGGCAACCATGCAGTCGGGAGCCAAGCAGGGCACCTTTGGGACTTGGGCACGTAGCCCGGCCGAACTTGCCCAAGGCTACCACCAGCCGGTTGAGACGGAGAACCTTTATGGAGGTTACCGGGTGGATGCGGCCTACCCTGCCGGTGCCGTCCAAAACTCAATGACCTACGGAGCGTCCGGTACGACGCCTACCCCCTACTCTGCCGCTGCCCCTCCTGGCCCCACAATTTCAACGACTCTTGCTGACCCGTTGGCCATCTACCGGAGCCAAGTCGCTGCCGAAGCAGCGGCACGTGAAGGTTTAAAAAAAAAGTCCATGGATCCAACTCGGAGACCTCGAGTGAGGGGTGGTATGGTCCAGGGTCAACCATGCATCCCCTCTCTTTAAGAAGCGGGTCAAGCCAGGCGGATCCCACAACAACCCTTTCCCTCAATGATCTTTGTGACGAGCACGGCTTCTCCGTCTTGGGCAACACCTCTCCCAACACCTCTCCAAACGGTGACGGTGACGAACCCGATGCGGTATGTGGAACGGCGACCATCAATGTCTCGGCAGGCGCTGGCGAATTCTTCAAGACCCTCGGGTCCTACCTCGGCACCATGTTCAAGTGTCTCTACCTGGCCTACAAGGGGTGGGCCCATGACGGGTGGAAAATCAGTGCCTTGAAAGAGAATCGTCGGTGGTTGTATATCCTATTGTCCATTTTATTTTTTATTCTCATCATTGTCATAATCGCCGCTTTGGCAACCGCAGCTTCTTCCTCCACCAAGAAGCTCAAGGAACAAATTGCAGAAGGCAAACACGCCAAGGAAGTCCAAGCCCAAGCCATGGAGAGGCATGTCCAAGCCGAATTGGCCGCCCAACATCAACCACCACCTCCCTCCTACTCCGCCGTCCCTCCCCCGACCTACCGCCAATTTTCAATGGATGCTTCGTCTAGCTATGCTCCTCCACCGCCTCCCTCATCACCGTGGGGAAGAGAGACATCTTCATTTTAAATAAAAAATCACTTGTACACATTGTTTATTTAGAGGTCTGGCCAATTGAATATGTACTTGAAAAATTTTAACTTGAGTAAAATGGTCTTGTATTGTAAGGCAAGACCCCTTAGTGGTCGGCTTACGCCTCTCACTCACCTGCGGTGAATTGGTGAGGTGATAAGACACCAAAGGTGTCTGACAGCGAAGCTGTCAAATCACATTTATGTGCCCTCACCACTAAATCATTCTAACTTAAATTTTTTTTGCGCTTTTGATTGATCTATCAATCGCGTAAAGACTGAGGTCACACCAGGGCTGACTTGTTGCGGCCCTGGAGCTGGACCAGGAGCGTCAGTGGCGACCGCATTTGCTTCACCCCCTCCAGCTGCCGGGTACCACACTTGAGGATAAGCGGATGAGGAAGAAGATTTGCTAGGCGATACATTCGCATCTCTTCCCTCAACCATTTCAATTCCGTCGGCTTGGAAGACCTTCCCTCCGCCTTGCCTCACCTTGCCAGAATAATCACCGTGGTAGACACGGTCGATAAGCCCAACTGTGCCTCCCGTGCGCATCACCCATTGATTAAACTGCCTACGGACATGCCATGCATTGATGCGTCGCCTGAGTTCTTCATATACCTTGGCGCACCGTGTGGAATCTTTCTTGCGGGCTTCAACCAACTCTTTTCCCAGAGCCATACGTGTTTCAGCCTCTGCCGCACTTTCCCCTTTGACAGAAGGCCCGGAGATCAAGGTTGAGACATTCTGCGGAGGATTGGCGTTAACATCTTCTTCCATGGCGTCCGCATGCTTCATAGCCGCCCATTTCACTTGGTCACACAATTCATCTGCAATTGATTTGGGAAAGAAAAACTTTATCATAAAGACGACCAAGACTACAAAAAACACGACGAGAGAGAAGAGGAAAAACCAAAAGGTATTGGGTCCCACATTGGTACACCATGCTTTTTTGGCCCCGGTGCATGCCGTTTTGGTTGTGAGATTGGAGTATTCCTTTTGTTTAAAGGCTTTTACGTTGCCAAGTGACATCAGGAGATACCACGCGATGGAAACCACTATCCAAAGAATAAATGCTACAAAAATTCCAATAATAAAGGATTTCTTGTGAGACGTGGATGCCGCTTGGTTGGCATGAAAGAGTTCCTGCCCCTTATCTTCCCACATCCAGTATCCATATAAAACTGGAATCAGAGCAACTGCCGCACATACAAGTGGCGGTACAAAAACCTTTACGATGACCTTTTCAAACGGAAGTGCGCATCTTTCTGCACAATGTCCGTGATCTTCCTTGCTAGAGGTTGCGGAACCCTTGACCTTCCCCTCTCCAATTTGAAACGTCCAATACACTACCCAGAAAAATGAAAAGATGAAAAAGCAAACCAATGGAATCATCATAAGTTTGGGCATTGAGGATCCAGCATGTTTGTGCAAAAGTCCACTTTTTATGCTTGACCCCACTCTACTAAAGAAGCCAGGGGTTGCCGGGTCTCCACTTCCGGATTCACTTGACATTTATTTCTTTAATTTATTTTTGAGTAATGTTGGTCTTGGCTTGAAGCAAACCAAAACGAGATTTTTGATGAAATTCTAAACATCGGGTGACGATGGACCCTCTGGTAACGAGGCGTCAGGTGGCGACGAGGAAGAGTCCGAATCAAAGTGAAGCTCCATATCTTCATCCATTCTCTCTTCAGCCTTTTTGTGATCCTTTAAAAGAAAGTAATTGCGAAAGGCGTCCGACTGGCGTTCGACATTTCGTGTGTTGAGAGCATTGTCAAAGGCGCCATGGGCCGAAATCACCTTGACCCTCTTCCGTCCTCGAGACAAGGCCGTGTAGAGAAGAGCACGTGTCGTGTGGCGAAACTTTTTGTAAAAGACCGTCATGATGAAGGGAAATTCCGACCCTTGCGACTTGTGGACCGTAATGGCATAGGCCAAGGTGAGGCGGACCAAGGAAGTCTTGACCAAGACCTGTTTGGACCCACCTTCCAAAAGAAGACGCACCTGATCTTGGCGAGGAATGGCCATGACCCACCCAATGTCTCCATTCACAACCCCAAATTCACTTGCATTGTCACACACCATGACCTTGTCATAGAGGTAGGCAAATTCGCCCTTGGAAAGTTCTACAGCGGCCGCACATGCCTTGTCAGCCTGAACAAGGGCTTGGACCTTGCGGTTAATTTCGTGGCGCTTGGCATTGGTGTCCGTCAAAATCTGCATCGTGTAGAGGGGTTGAGGACATCGACGTCCCCATCCAATCGCCCTCTCCTCCCGCCACACCTTGCGTACATCCGACATGATCCTCCCCTCGATGCGGTCCGGAGTCGTAGGGACAATCTCAAAGGTCCCCTTGTCTTGAATAAAATTCGCCACGTCCAATATAGGAAATTCTTCGACCGTGTCCACATCCTCCACCCCCCGCCTCTGGCGGTCCGCCCTCAACAAGCGTGAATTGTCATAGATGAGGGACGAAGCTTCATCCACCCGCTGAGATCCTACCAAGCGAATCACTTGGGCATTGGGTGGCTTGGCTACACCTTCGTGGGCGGCTTGGATGATTTGAACCGTGTCATGGAACACGTCTCCGGCTCCAATGGGTGAAAGCTGAGACAAGTCACCCAGCATGACGACCCGGTCAAGTCCGGGGTTTCCGGCCGCTAGAGCCATGGTCTGGAGCTTGGGGAAGCACTTGGTGTGACGAAGGGTCACCATGGACATTTCATCCACCACGGTGATGGGATGCCACGACAAGTCTTCTCCCTCATTGATACCCAAAAAGTTATGAACCGATTCGGCGTGGGCCAGGCGCACAAGCAACGAATCAATGGTCGAGGCAGGAAAGCCCGTCTTGGCGTTAAATACACGGGCAGCCTTGCCTGTCGGAGCGACACACACAATATTCTTCCCCGTGTCTCCAACCCCTCTCGACTTGAGACGCAGGGAGGCCAAGATGTCCAAGATGGCTTTCAAGACGGTCGTCTTTCCTGAGCCAGCCTCTCCAATGATGAGGGTTAGGGGGTTTCTCACGGCGGCAACAACGGCATCCCCTTGCTCCTTGGTCAACTTGATCCCTTCCCTCTCTTGGAAATCACGGATGGCGGCATCCACAATTTCTTCCGGAACATCGTCTTGGGGTAGAGACATTTGATGTTTCAAAAACTTCAAGTAGGAGTCTTGGGCCTTCCAGGTGCACCTGCGGTAGACCCTCACATCACTACCCGAGTCATCCACCACAAACCCTTCCCTGACTCGACCGATGGTGCGGGGCACCGTCGATGACGACACGTCGGTCGATACACTTTCACCCGCAGCCGCTTGGGCTTTTGAGAGACGTGTAGGCATGCGGATCGTGATGGGTCCTACATAGTCGTCTGGGGCTTCCCATTCACCTGACAAGATGCGTCGCGCCATGGCCCGGCAAAGCCCCTTGGCATCCCCATGAAACATGGATGCCTCGTCGTACGACGCAAAAGAATGACCCTCGGCCTCCTCTTCGGCAATGGCTTGGGCCATGAGACGAATCACGTGGTAAGGATGGTGTTTCTCCATCCCGATGCGTCGAGCAATGGCAAGGCACTTGGTGAGGGGAAAGGACCGAGGCAGCATGTCGTGGAGACAAAAGGGATCCATGCGTACCAGGCTCAAGACGGGCTCGGCCAAGGCTGGATTGATCTCAAGGACATTCCTCAAGGCATACAAGGCTTCATCCTCATCTTCCATTGCCAGATGGGTCTGAAGCTCGGCCAGGTGTTTTTCGACATCCGTCAAAGCCTTCCACCGTCTCCAAACCATCTCGAGGGCAACAACTTCTGCCTTTTTGGGCGCCTCACTCCGCTTCATGACATCCTTTTCCCACTTGAAAAATTCTTCGTGGGTGTCAAAGGTATTGAGGATCAAGTTGGCTGCCAGGCCATACCTCTCAAAAAGCCCTTGAAGAACCTCCTTGTGGTTCCCATCCACCAATTTGAGGACGTCAAATAGAACGTCATACCCATCCTCCACCTCACTCTTTGACCCCTCGCTTCCACTATCCTTCACCTCATCTTCGTACCCCACTTCAGGCATATCTTCACACCATTCTTGGGCCGACGCGGCAACCATGTAGAGGGGCACCCCATACTTATCAGGCGGATGGGCACACACCAGAGACGCCACCTTGTCCATCTCGTCAGGCTTGATGTCATAATTGGCATTGATGAGGCGCACCTGGATCCCCCACGGGGCGGTCAACTTTAAGAGGTACCTCTGCTTCGACACGTAGGTGACACTCGACTTTGGAATGTAAGCATAGGTGCGTGGAGGGAACAATACGGCCAATACTTGGTCCATTTTTCCCTTCCAACTGCGTTTCCGTCCCTGGATTTTATCCACGAGGGATCGGTAGGATGTCCATGATGGCATGGAGAGAGAGGGGGTGTTTTGTATTGTGGTAAAAAATCTCCGAGAGAGAATTCAACCATAGAGATGAAATCTCTTTTTGGCTTCAATTGGCATCAGCCAATTTAAATCTAAAGATTTGAAACTGCCTCTCTATTCCGATTCGTCAATCGCAACATTTAAATTTTGCATCACTCATGGAGTCCTACGCTTCATCAGACGACGACTACGTCTACGAGTCGGAAGAGGAGTACTCATATGTAAAGGAAGCGTCCTTGGCCTCGAAAGAACCGGCCATCCTAAAAGAACATGATTCAAGAAGCTTTGCTAAAAAGGCTGAAGCCGCATCCCGCCTTGCATCCTATGAAGCTAAGTTTATTGGGAAGGGGACCTCTTTTGGGTCCATGTGTATCAAGCGTGATTTTCGCACCTTGGCCAAAGAACCCTTAGACGGTGTCACGGTGGAATTTGTAGGTGATTCCCTCTACAAGTGGCATGTCTACATGGATGTCGCGATGGACCTTCCTGAGTTTGAAGGAGATTGTCGACGGTGGGGCGTCACCCAAATCCACCTCGAAATCACCTTTCCCGAAGACTACCCCTCCTCTCCACCCTTTGTGCGGGTCATTACACCCCGCTTCGCAATGCATACAGGCCATGTCACGGTAGGAGGCTCGATATGTGCGGAGGTTTTGACCCCGTCGGGGTGGACCGCCGCCCGGACCATGGCCGACCTCATCGTGGATCTTCAAGCTCTCATCGCGGCCGGCGGTCCTCGCCTTGACCCGACCAACCAGAGTCCCTACTCAGAGGCAGAAGCCCGAGCGAATTTTCTACGCATAGCCCGATCCAAGGGGTGGCTATAATAAACCCCATTACCTTGGGACATGTGCCGAAAACCGGTAGGGTCTCGTCAAAAGGCGTTTTCGTTCCTTATGAATGATGATGCAGTTGTAATCAAAACTCAAAGCAGCAATGTCGTGTGGAGATGGATGCCGAGTAAACTCGCGATTGGGCGTGTGGAGGTAGGTCTTGAAGTAGTCAATAACATTTCTTTCCCCAACCCTATACCCATAAATCGTAGCATCTTTGTGCCAGTAGCTCGTTTCACAATCTTCCTTCCCTCCCTTTCCTACACGGTTTGTGCTGTGTGTAGCCAGACTTCTTGGCAAAGTCTCTAGGGCTTTGCATTAGAATATCTTTGGAAGAAGGGAAGAAAGCGGTGTGAATGGGTCCGTTCTTATCCGTGTACGACCAGGCGACTTCCGTCCAAAACAATCTGGGCTTCTTTGAAAAGTTGGACAATTTCTTCACGGTAGTCACCCTGGACTTGAATCACGTCTCCACCTGCCAAGTAGAGAATCGGCTTGTCTGGTTTTTTCGCTCCCTTTTTGTGGATGGTGGTTTGGTAGGCAATCATTTCACCAAGTGACATGAAGCCGCCACCTTCCCTCTTGGCTTCGTTTTCTTCGGCAAGATCCTCCCAATCCTTCTTTTTCACAACGGCAGCATTGCAATGAAATGTTTTCCTAATCACCTTGGCGATACGCGAAAGGTCCAAATCGTCATCCATTTCGGCAATCGTAACGACACATTTTCGAGTTGTCCGTTGTTGCTTGGAAATGTGAATCTTGTGACTTCCTTCCTTGGCCGCATCTCCTCTATGGAACATGGTGGAAAGATTTTATGGGGTCCTTTATTTTTATTGCTTGCCAAATGAAACTTATTTCTTACCAATCCCTGCCAAAATCTGCATGACGTGTGTGGCAGACCAGGCTTTCCCCGTCAAAAATATGGCAACACTTTCCATACTGGTCAGCCCTTTCACCCTCTCTGCATGCCCCACAAACTTCTCGCAACAAGACCCAATCCTCAACTAGAGGTGTGTTCACTCAAACTGATCCTTGACAAAATCGAAAGCTAGACAAGTATATGTATTTTGTTCTTGTTTTTGATCTGCAAGACATTTTCCCAAGGATCAGTTTGAGCGAACACACC